CCGTAGAAGCCACCCAGTAGTACATCGCACCACCGCGTGGTCCGAAGATTAAGTCTTCACCAAAGTTGTTTTGCGACCAAAGGCGCAATGACACGCCTGAAGACCCGCCAATCCCCCAATACCCAGAACCCCAAAATCCTGCGCCCCAGCCCACAAGAGGGATTTGGTATTCAGGACCCACATTAAGTTGGTATGCTGCAACCGTTGCACCACCACCGTTGCCTGTATCGCTTGCGTTGGCTAAAGTTGTGACGTTAATTGTGTAGGTATTTGTTGTGGGTACAGAAATAATTTGACGTTCTTGATTAAGCACCGTGGCAGTAATAGCTCCGCCCAAAGATACAGCAAGGGTGTAGGTTACAAAGTCGCCTACCACACACCCGTGCGCCGTATCGGTAACGGTCAAAACCGCTGATCCGTTTGTTGCTGCAAACTTTGCCGAACCAGTCGTGGTGGAGCGAATTGGCGTAATGTCGTAATACAGTCCGCCGTTCTCAATGTAATACTTTAAGTTTGTGCCAACCGCCATGAGGTTTGCACCTTGCAGCGTGATCCAGTTCCATAACGCACGGCATACGCCCTGATAGGTTGCAGAAGAAATACGCACCCACCCGCCAATAGACTCAGGTGTGCCTTGCCGAAAACGAATCTTGTCGCACACGTACCAACCCGTCTCGCTTGTATAGCGAGTGTTTTCGCGATTAACGCCGGGTTTGAGTGCGAGTTTCGTTAACGCCATATCTAAACCTTACGGTAAATTACCACCAACAGGGTATGTTGCGCCTGTGGGAGCTTGTGTAAACGCTGTTTCGCCCGCTACAACGTGGTTGCCTGTCCAAGGCGATTCCATGACTGGTCCATAGCAAGAGGCTAAGGTCACGCCACTAAATTGCTTAGCTTGTTTCTCGCACAGAAACGACCACATATTGCTCATACCGGTCGTGGGCGTTGTACCAACCGTAAAGCTACGAAAGACCGCAGGTTGCACCGTCCAGCTTGGGGCTTGTGGATAGGCTGTCAATGGCGGTACGCCAAATAGCGACCATACCTTACCCTTGGGTGCGGCGCAAGAACCTTGCATTAAATCCATGTTGGCAACCGCAGCACCCGTTAGCACAGGGCAGATTGCCACGCCTTCTTTAAATATCTTGCCGTTTACCTTAATGAGATTGCCAGTAAGCGAGGTGCTTGAGGCCGCACATAGGGCGTATTCACCCGTGCAAATAGCAATTGTTTGAGCTTGGATTGTAGAAACTAAGGCAGATACCCAGAACAAAATGACTGCGCTGGCTAAAGTAACAGTTGTTTTCATTACGCCACCATTGAAGATGCTTTCAGTTTAACTGCTGCAACACGATTAAGCCAGCCCGTGCCGTAGACGGTAAAAGAATCAAGACTGCGGTAAAAAGTTTCTTTGGCTTGGCTAAAGTCTTCAATTAACTTAACAGGGTCAGCAGCCTGCACAGCAGCCATTGTCATCGGTCCAAACCCACCGTCAGCGGGTACACCTACAGCAGTCTGTAACAACTTAATAGAACGCCCCGGACCGGCGTTCACGCCCATGTCAAAGACCAAATAATCAATCCCAGAAGGTAGCTCGTCAGCCCGCACAACGTCCCAGTACTTTTTCTTATACAGGGGTTCAACATCCGCAGGGGTTAGCTTACGCATATCGTCATGAGTGACCTGATGCCCAACGTGTTGTTCCCAGTTAAACTGTGTGACGCCAAGCATGGTTGAGCCTTTGCGCCCGTCTGGTAGCTTGTTGCCGTTGTCACGCTCGTCGTCTGTGAAGCCACCTTCTGAGGCGAGCATCTGTTCAAAAGCTAGTTTCCAGTTATCAATCATTTACTCATCTCCGTACTTGCTAGGTTAATTCGAGTTTTGGTTTGTGAAATGTCTTTGGGAGGTATCTTGAAGCCCACTGCAATGTAGCCTACAAACCTACCTTGTTCTGGTGGTACAGAGCCACGGCACATGTACGTTACGCCATGCTTTACAGCGTACTCACCAATCTTTGAGCTTGGCACAAATGTCTCACAATGCACCTCGCCTTGAAACATTGTGATAACTGCGCGGTTATGCTCAGGAGTACTGGTAAACAAAGCATTGATTGCACCTTCAAGCGACTTCTCTCGACCCTGATTGCTCATTGCTAAGATGGTTGTGCGACTGTTTGACTGAAGATTGACTGAGTTAACCACCACCACATCTGCGCTTAGGTCGTAAATCAAAGACTTGGCAATAGCCTCAACCAACAACGGCTCTTTGAGTTCAGTCTTCTTGCTACTAATTGCACCCAGAATGACCTGTCGTGAGTCCCAAGCAAAGTAGCCAGCAAACGCAACAAACGCAATCAGTACCACTGAGACCAACTTGAACGGGCTGTCCACCCACTTGATGAGGTCAACAACCTTGTCGGTAAAGTCTGGGTTTTTAACGGACGCAGGCTTTGTAACCCGCTTAACTGGCGCTCGTTTAACCGCAGGTTTTTTAGCTGTCACCATTACTTATCGCTCTTATCAGGTGTTTTGCTTTTCATGTCGATGATCTTTTCAAGAGTGCGACCACCAAAGTAAAAAGACATAATTAACATGCCCCATTGCCCAAGTAGCTCAACATACTTGCTGTTGGTTTCCAAGCCGAAGGCGCTCATCATGGCAAACGTAAAATACCCACCTATAATCGCAATCAATGTCATTGGGCGAATGTTTTTGCTCAACCAAGAGTCAGACCGCATGTCGTTTTCTTGGCGCTTGGTAAGCTCGCCTTGCTCTTGCATATCTGCCTGCATTTTTGCAAGCTCACCGTTCTGCTGCATCTGCATGAGTTCAAGTTGCGCTTTGGCTTTCTGCTCGGGGTCAGGAAAGAACTTATCCAGCACCTTCATGCCAATGCCAAGAATATCCATGATTGGAAACATGTCAGAACCTCACGTTTTTAAACCAAGCCACCATGCGCCAGCACCACGCTTTGAACGCTTCCCACTTTGCTTTTAAGTAAGTCATGTCTTGTCCGCTTTACCATCAATCTTGTCGTAGAGTCGAGCAATCATCTGCTCAAGGCGGTCGAAGCGTTTATCCATCTCACTACGCAGGGTGTCAACTTCTGACTTTTTAACGTAGGATTCGCTAACGTGCAGGCGCAGATCAGCAATCTCTTTCTTGAGTTCTTTGACAGAATCCCATAGCTGACGGGCAAACCAACCGCCGACTGTCAGCAGTCCACCTGCACCGATATTGATGATTATTTGCCAGTCCATCGTATGTCCTTAAACACCACAAAGATTACCCAAGGGATCAGAGCGGTCATCACAATTAAAATAACCGGAAGCAAAAAGATTACCCCCAGTACGCAAACGCTATCCTTGAGCAGGTTCAACAGGAACCACAGGCGGGATGTAGTTAGGATCATTTTCCCAAACCACAGGTGGCAGCGCGGCAAGTTGAGCAACAGTCGTACAAGCGTTGATTGCCACAACATAGTCACCCGCCTGTGTGCGGATGTCTTGCCGCCATGTGTTCCATGCAGGAGCTACCACGCCGCCTGTCTCGACAGCTTTAACCACCATCCAATCGGTAGGTAACAGGATTGAGTAGGCGGTAGCGTTTGTGGCGTTGACAGCGTTTGATTGGCACTCAAACAAGTCTTTAGGCGTAGCGGTGTAGTTGATCTCAACTACCGTGCCGGTGTACACAGGCGCGTCTTGTGATATCCAGTAATAGATATCTGAGGGCTGTGAGCCGTAGACCACATCAACCATGCCAATAGCCGCCTTTTCTTCGGGGCTAGACAAATTGCACCAGTTGTTGGCGTACTGCAAGCCATCCCATTCAAACGCCGTACCCGCAGGAACGAGCATCTGAATAACACCATTAGCGACAATAGCAAACATGATTACCTCACAAAACTTGAAATTTGTTTGACTTCTTAATATTTTCTAACGCTGGCATGTATTGTAAATTTGTTTCAATATGCAAACCACAAACAGTTTTTCCTCTTAATGGTATTACATGGTCAACGTGATGCCCCTCTGGGCAATTGTCATAAATATGACGAATTTTTTGTAAATTTGCCCATTTTGGTCGCTGCTGCCGCACAATTAAGTTACGCAGTTTATTTCTATTCCTAATTATCAAACGCATTTTTTCAGGATTGTTTAAACTCCAACGATTGTTGGTTTCTGTAACTTTTTCTTTATTTGCAACCCATTTAGCTTGAGTTCTTAGCTGTTGCCAAACCTTGTTGCGCTCATATCGTTCTTTGCCAACGGCTGACCGTTGCTCATTGTTTGCCAATCCCCATGCTGCTTGTTTTTCTTTAACAGCCGCGCTTTGATTTTTGTCTTTACGACAAAAGAAGCACTCAGCACTAGAGGCATACCGTGAGGTAACGTGACCGTTCTTGCATGGCACACCTGTAAAGTACATAGCCAAGCCAAGACGCTTTGCTTCCGTAGAAGTCAAAGGCATATAGTCTTGGTCAGCGGTTACAAACATTACTTTACATCCCACTCAAAGGCTGTGCCAGCGGGTACTAGGAGGGCGATAACGCCGTTGGAGATGATTGCAAACATGACTACCTCGCTAAACTATTACGAAAAGGATTTTCTGCAAATGCCATGTAAATTAAAGTTGCGCCCGACTGATTTACAGTCGTTCCGGCATCCGTCCATTTAAAACCATTTGATAAAAGTTGCAAACTTGAACCAGAAGTTTCTGCGTCTGAAAGATTGGGTACAAGACCAAAATTAGTTATGTTGTACGGGTTTCTTGTTGAATCAAAAATAGCCCAATTAGAAGCTAAACCTGTATTTTTAACTAGCACAAATTTTGGTCTAAACCCCGTGTACACAAAAGGACCATCGGTCGAACCATTACCCGTGTAGCTACCAAACGCGCTGAATCCGGCTATGGGTGTCCAGCAATAGGCAACGTAAGTTGTGCTATTTGCGTTTGCATCGGCAGAATTACCGACAGAAAATACAGATGATGTGGGAGCAGTATTGTTAAATGGCCCTGCGTTTGTCAGTACCGCATCAGTAGTATTTAGAGTTAGATATTTGGTTGCGCCATTTACTGCGCTGTAGACAAGCCAATATCCTGTTGCGCTTCTACTTTTTATAAAAATCAATTGTGGCGCAACACCTAAACCATGCCCAAGGGTTGCTCCCGATGTGCCGTTGCCTGTGTAAGTTACAACACTAAACCCAGCACTTGCATTGACACTTACCGTTGATGTGATTGTGCCGTTGGTGTTTGAAGATGTTGAACCTTGTCCTGCTTGCCATTGCCAAGCAACGTAAGTTGTGCTGTTAGCGTTAACAGACCCGCCGCCAGTTGAGCCGTTAATGACTGAAAAACCGTTTGAGTTAATAGAAGATAAGTATCCATTAATTGCATTGTTTTCTTCAGCTAACGTAACATTTGAATAAATTGATTTTGTAGCACCACGAACAGAATCAGAAAGCTGGTTGTAAAAAGCCGTGCTTCTTGTTTTAAACCACACTAAGTCAGGTTGAAATAATGCTGCGTTGGTAATTGTCCGTGGGCTTGTGCCATCACCAGTCCACAACGTAGCATCCATCACCGTGTTGCCCTTGACGATGGTGCTTGTCGGCAAGTTGTATGTGTTCAGGGCTACAAAGCCTGTAGGGGGTGTGTAGGTGAAGGGTTGTTGACCAAAGTTGTAATCAAAAGTGTTGCTACCACTTCCCGACCCTGCTGCTGCGACAATTGCTGTGCCTGTCACTCCGGTAAGCGAAGGGCTTGCGCCTGTAGCTGGATTGCCACTTGCGAACCATGAACCATTTTCACCAAACCAAAGGTTGCCGTTTGTAGGATCATAAGCAATCATTACTACGCTGCCAGAACTGCCAACAAATGAACCGTAAGCAACAATAGTGCCTTGATAATAAAGTCTTGATGGTCCGTTAATAATTGCCCAACTATTTGTGCCACCCATACCTACGGCTGTCGGCAACGCTTTGCCAATATCGTACATACCAACACGAGGATTAGATGAAACTGTTAGCGTGACTTCCCAATACCATTTGCCCGACTGCATTGCAAAAGTACCAACGTCAGCAAGCGTGGTTGAAGTTACTGCTCGCAAATTACCATTTGATATTGTGCCGCTACCGTTACCAATAGGGTTCATTACCCCAAAGTTAGCCGCCGTAGCACTCGTCAACGTAGGCACATCCGTCATGGAGTCGTATGTAACGCTTGTACCGTAGGCAATAATAACAATACCGTTGCTGCCTGAACCGCCAACGTGCGTGTTGCCGTATTGACCTGCACCACCGCCGCCTGAGCCGTAACCTGTTGCGTTAGAACCGTCTGCGTTTGAGCCACCGTTTCCGCCGCCGCCCGAGCCGCCCGTACCAGCGGTCTGTCCAGAGTACGCGCCGCCGCCGCCGCCGCCTGCATATGTGACGTTCGAGCCAGTAATATTAACAACTGTACCAGAACCGCCTGAACCAGCAACTGTTCCGCTTGGAACAGAACCGCCAACGCTCGATGAGCCTCCACCGCCACCAGCTATATCAACATTGCCCGCGCTACCACCGTCAAAGCCCTGACCTGAAATTCCAGAACCTTTTTGCAAAGCATTGTATGGTCTACCACCGCCACCAGAACCACCATTTTGTGCGTCTACAGCGGAAGAAATACCGCCTGCACCAGCTCCGCCGCCTGTTGCGGTGATAGAGCCAAATACAGAATTGCTTCCGTTTGTAGTAGACGCGCCGCCTGCACCGACCGTAACAGTATATGTGTTGCCCGGAATAACAGTTAATTGACCTTGCAGTAAACCACCTGCGCCGCCACCGCCGCCCATGCTTATGCCTGTAGCAGCAGATCCACCGCCACCTCCGCCCGCTACAACAAGATAGTTAACTGAGGTTACGCCAGCAGGGGCGGTCCAAGTAGTAGATGATGTAAACGACTGTACCGTGCCGCCATAGACGCTGATATTGTTTGTAGTAAAGTAATTGCCATTGCCCGAAAAGTCTTTACCCAAGCCTACGTTGCTGCTTGTGGTCAGCGCAGAGTTGTCGGTGAACGGCAAATAGAAACCGTTTGTACCGTAGCTGCCTGTGTACCGTGCGGGTTGCCATACGCCTGTGAGAGCGTTGGTTGAGCCAAAGGATGATGGGGTTAGGGCTTGACCGTCGATAAAATACGTTTCAGCTATGTACATATCGCCATAGGCAGAGTTGTAAGCACCCATTCTGCCAATACTCATTGGATTAGCGTTGCTGTTCATGTAGCAGTTATAGTTTAATGAAGGGTACGTTGCGCTAGAAAACGCCGTTACCTGACTACCATTAACATAAAGTTTTACGCGGTTTGCTGCTGTGGCTTGGGTAGTGTCAACAGCCAACACAATGTGATACCAAGATGATGGGTCACGAAATACTTGTGTAGTGTCTAAACGCCAAACAAAACTTGTTGAATAATCTTCAATGCGTAACGTATCGGCAGAAAGCCAATAAAAATATGTTCCGTTATTTCCGCTTGAATCAGCAGTACCTAAAAATATTTGACCTGTGCTTAATATGCCACGTTTAATCCAATAGCTCCATGTCCACGTTTGACGGTTCCCCGAACTAGCTGGTGTGCGAGTGACGTAAGCCGAAGCCGAGCTACGAAACCGCAACGAGCGTGTGAGGTTGTAGCCTGTGGATGCAGAGTTACCGGCAATAACAAAACTCATGCTGCCTCCAGATAGCGACCGGTGAAGCCTTTATGCGCTGGTTTAACGCCGCGCAACACTTTGGTCATTGTGCTGTGGTCTAAATTGTTCTGCAAACAAAATTGCTTGATATTTGATGCCACAATATGCTCGCCTGAAGGTGTAACGACTTGGGCTGTTTTATCACGGTTCTTGCCGCGAGGTAACGGGGCAACAAACAAATTTGACTCGTTGCGGCGCAGTCTGCCGTAAATGGTTTCTGGCAAAATTCCAGACAACTCAGCGGCTTCAGCCACACACATTTCTGCGCCATTAAGCACAACAAGCTTGTTGTTTGTGCGGTTTCTGCCTTGCTCTTTCCATGTAGCCCATCTGCAATTGTCAGGCGAGTACCCTTTGTTTGGGTCAATTCTGTCAATCGTCATGCCTTCGGGCTTGTCGCCCATATCGGCGTGAAACTGCTTGGGGTTGTTTTTCCATTCGGCGCAAACGGTTATGCCCCGACCACCGTATGAGTGGTAGTCTTTATTGGCAACACGATAGCAACGAGCCATCATGTTTGAGTATGCGTACTCCCACGTTTGCCTAGCCATTATGCAACCGCCTGAGAAATGCCCTGTTGATATAAATTGGTTCCATCGCTTCTGAAGGTAAAGTAATCTTTTGCCCCTGCTGCGGTGGAGAGAGTTGGTGCTGTTCCTGATGCCCATTTAAACACAGAATTAAAAGTTAACGTATTGCTACCGGCATTCTGAATCACAGCCAACGCATAAAACGCACCGTCTTTCAGGTTAGTTGGCGCACCCATAGTCCTGTTCGTTGACACAAACGTAAACGTAGCTACCTGACTTGTTGCTGTGTTCCAAGCAACCGTTGCCGCATCGGTCAGCGCAAGGTTAGCAGCCCAGCCTGTCGTAGCTTTTACTTCAGCGGGAGCAGTCGTACCTAACGCTGGCGGTGAGGCGAAGTAAGACGTAAAGCCCGCGCCTGACACCGTTGATGATGCGGCAAGAGTTGTGAACGCGCCTGTCCCTGCCGTTGTTGAGCCAATTGCACCGGGCGAGGCAAAGGTCGCACCACTTAAACTTGAAGCATTAAGATTTGCTACGTTGGTGGTTGATGCCACTGTAAAAGGAGCTGTGCCTGTAGTAAGCGTAGATGTAATAACACCCGTAGCAGAGACGGTAGTAAATGCACCCGTATTAGCTGTGGTAGCTCCAACAGTACCGTTTAACGCACCGGCAAACCTAGTAGCAGACAGAATCGTGCCATCAAACGTAAACGCTGCGGCGTCTTGTAATAACCCACCTGTTCCCGCATACGTTACGCGCCCAGAGGTTAAACCCGTGTCTGTAATAGACGTTGCAACAATCGTTGCCATGTAAGTTGCACCACTGACCACGTTTGTACCATCGCAGTACAACAACGCCGTAGAACCATTGGGAACCGAAATGCCTGTACCCGCAGAGGTCTTTAAAGTGACTGCATAGCCGCCTGTTACCGAGTTCTTGATAATGTATATCTTAGATGCTGTAGGGCAGATAACCGTAGCCGCCGCACCCGGTGCGCCTGAACATTCAAGAACTGCACAACGTGCTTCAGAAGTTGTCCCGTTAGCCGTAGTCAGCGTATGACTAGCAGTCGTCCAAGTGCTAATCGTGGCAAGACCCGCAATGGCTTGTTCAACCATTGACGTAATGTTGTTGTTGACCACATCTCCCCACGTCCCATTTAATTCCCCTGTAACGGGGAGGGCTAGTTGCAGAATCGGCGTATAAGCGGTTGTCATAGTAATCCTTACGTTACAACGTCTGTCCAGCCTGCGGACTGTGTGTCATTGATATTTTGCCAGTTTGCGGTCTGTGAGTCATCTATTAAATTCCACAAAAACAAAGAGGTAACTTGGTCTAGCGCTGCAACACTTTCATTCACGCTTGTTGCAAAATTCATTAAATTCGATACGGCATCTGCGGCTGCGGCTGATTCTGCCACTGACACTGCAAAATTAACTTGCGCTACAAACGCATCACTTGCTGCTACAGACTCAGAAACTTCGCCACCAATTGCTGCAAGAATACTATTCGTAGAATCTGTTGCCGTTGCCGTTTCCGTCAAACTTGGATTAAACGTGTTTGCGTCGGAAATATCTACGTCTGTACCCGTTACTGATTCACTGACTACACTTGCAAATGTCTGTACTGCTGCATCTGCGTCTGTTGCCGCTGCGGTCTCACTATTGGCACGATTATAAACCGACATGCCCCAGCCAGCTTGACCCCAAGTGCCAGAACCCCATCCACCTTCAGTCTCTATAGAGGTGCTAGAAGCAGCAAATGGCGTTGCAGCAAAGGCATTAAAGCCAAACATTTCTAACCAACTTTCCAGTTAGTGCCATCGCTGTAAACCGGCACAGCCACCGCACCGCCAGTAACCACCGTTGCACCAAATGTTGGTGCTAGTGCGTCAGATACAAACGCCGTTGCGCCAATACCTGATGTTGAAGCGGATGGCAGAGTTGCAACTGTGTAAACTTGAAACTTGGTAATGCCGTTCATCGTAGTAGTGCTTGTTGCACCGCTTACGTTTGTGCCGACTGTGATGTTTGTAGTCGAGCCACTTAGACCACCTGTGCCGATGTTGACGGTTTTGGTTAAGCCTGTGGTGGTTGCGCCGTACCCAATTGAAGTTGTAGATGCAGATGTTGCTGAACCAAAACCGTTAGTTCCTGACGTAAAAGTTTTAGACCCGCTAATAAATTGAGTCGATTGGCTATCTAATAAAGTCGTTGCGTTAGAAAAACCCGTAGGCAAGGTAACAACAAGGGTGTTTGCAGTAGGCAAGGCACTTAATTCAAACTGAGCTTGCTTAGTTGAATCTATGTTGTCTTGTAACGTGAATACGTTGTCTTTGACTGTGATGGGATAGCCCGTAATAATGTTTGATGCGTCAAGGTTTACCGACTTCTCAGATGGGTAAGTGACGTAGACATTCAACGTGCCAGTAAATGACACCAGCGATCCTGTGGACGATGAGAGCAATGTGGTTCTAGCTAACGTGCCAGTACCCACCGTACCAATACCAACTTCCCATGCACCCGTAGTACTTGTAATGGTGTAGTAGCAAGTATTGCCAGAACCAATTCCTGCGGCAAATGACTGAAAGCCGGGAACAGCTCCAGCAAGCGTGAGTGTGCCTGTACCCGTTGTGGTACTAGTCTCTTGAACGCGGTTGGCAAGAACCAGAGCCATGTTAGCCTGCTAAAGATAAAGTGTAAGTTACGTTTAAAATATCGCTTGAAGCCACTGACCTGTCTCCCGGCGAGCCAAAGTCTGCTGCCGAATACAAGGTTCCCGTTGTTCCGCCTTTGGTGCTATTGCTTACTAAGAACGCACCACCTACGGTAGAAGTAGCATTGATGGTAAACGAGGCAGGAGACGCTGAGTTTGTAGCCACTGAGGGGTTAGCCGTAGTAGGAGTGCCAAACGTGCATACAGGGCGTGTAGCGTTGCTGTAGCCCGTGTTTTCAGTCCAACCGGCATGAGAAGACATAGTGTCACTAGCGGCAGGGGTGTTTGATGCACCAGCACCATACAGACCAATATACCAAGCGGCGGTATAAGCACTGCCTGTAAAGTACTTGGCATTCATGTCTTGCAAGCCAACGTTAACCACGAGGTTCTTTGATTCAGCTTCCCACTTTAGATTGCCTTGTGCGTCAAAGCACTGAATGGTGTAGACGCCTGTGGCTGCGGCTTTTTCACCAGATTGTGTACCCATGACGAGTCCTGCTGTCATTTGGTCTGTAGAAGTTGTTTTATCGTTAAACATTTCTGATCCTTACGCTGAACGCACAATGGCGTTTTGAAAATCTGCTAATGGGAAGTTAATGACAAAATTACCGCCAGAAGTTGTTTTATCTTCACCAAAATCTAATACCGCAATTGCAGGGTTGGTTACACCGTCAAATTTATAAATCAACGCGCCGCGTGCCGTAGTTGAAGTAACAGTCCAAGTCACGGTAGCAAAACTAATAAACGCCACGCTGTTTGATAACGTAGGATAAGTGGCTATAGTTAAAATCTTACCGCCTGCCGTATAGCCTGTACCCGTAGATTCATTCGTTGCCGAATACACCGTAGTACTAGCGTTAAGCGTTGCAGCAGATGTATAGAGCGCAATTTTAAAAACCTGCGTAGTCGTGCTGCTAAAGTTAAATACGCCCTCTAGCAAGCCCTTCTTGTACGAATCGACAATGGTTTGCGTAATCATGTCACATCCTGACGGAATTGACCCGACCTGTACGCATCTTGACGCTGTTTGCCATCACCCAAGTTCTTGAGCAGCATGATGGATTGTAGGTACAACTTGTCGTACACAGCGGTAGTCTCAGGCTCGCCTTTCATAAATCGCAGAGCTTCAATCAACGCACCGTTTAGTAACGCCGAATCAAAGTTGTCGCCTAGCCAAGACGTACTCGCAGTCACAATTGACTCAGGGTAGTAAAAATAGTGAAGCTCCACCGAATACGTTGCATCTGGCGTGGGTCCAAGAATCAGGCTTAGATCGGTCACCGAGCTACTGTTCGGTCCGAAGATGGCGTAATACTTGGGGGTTCCTGTGCTTGTTGGCGTGGGGTACGCTTGGCGAATAAAGTTAACGTCTTTGTTAAGCAAAAACTCATACGAGCCATCAGTTTTAATCACAGCCAGTGAGTACACAGACAAGAAATCGCCCGGTGCAGAAAGGTATTTGTTGTTAGTGGTAAGTGTGCCAGTAACGTTTTTGCGAAGGTTTGAAATCTGAACAGTGTTGTAAATCTTCTGTTCGGCTTGCTGCGTGAACATAGCCAATTCATCTGCGGTAAACGAGTTCTCGCAAATGTCTTGAATATTGGCTGTTAGTTCCGCATAGTTCATGCCATCGGACCTCTAGCCATTTTGCCTTTAGTCTGCGCTTTACCGCCACGCACGACAATGCCGCTAGTCTTTACGTCATTGCGTCCGGGATCGCCTGAGCTGACGCGAGGTGCAGGCATACCGCATCTCATGTCTTTTGCCGATAACGTGTTGGGATCAACCGAGCCACTCACAGCTTGCTGTGGGTTAATCTTGCCGCCACGCATGGTGTGGGGTTCAGCGTAAACAGAAGCCGCGCCCACTTCTTTACCCATCATTTTCTGACTAAATTTAGCCATGATTACCCCTGATTAACACAGCGAGCCATATTGCGACCCATTGATTTCATTGCTTCAGATGAAACGCCAGCAGACTTTTTGCCGCCTTTCATGCCCAAGACTTTAGCATCAACAGTGCCTAAGTTTTTAACGTCCGTCTTACCTTTTTTTGCTACGCCATCAGCGCCACGTTTATAAGCCATTTTAAGCTCCTAAGAAATTGTAACTTGCCCAACAAATGAAGTCGTTGTCATGCCTACTGCTTCTATAACCTGTGACCGACTCTGTGGGTATCCCGTAAAGTCTGGTCTTGGATTGCGAATGGCTTGAGGATCATCAACGGGATACATACCAAGTTGAAGCTGCGGCTGATCGGGATTCCAACATTCATTACAAGCCTTAACATTGGTGGTTTTAGTCTTAACAATCAGGTAACGTAATGTCCGTAGTTTATACCGAAAGCCGCAAACATCACACTCTGCAATTGCTTTACTATCAGATGCAAACTTATTACCCACGACTAGCTCCGAATGCCCACAATGCGCGGCACAAACCGTACTGAAGCCTTCTCGCGATCTTCTTGAGCCGCCAAGTCAAACTGAAACTCATACTCTTGTTTAAGCATTTGCATGCGCGGTGCAAGGTCAGGAAATTTCATGGCAACGTAATAGGCTAGTCCCGCTGCAATTGCTGGCAAGAATCTAAAGTTTGCATCCTGAGTATTTGCGCCCGTACCTGCGTCATCAATACGGCGCATCCGCCAGTATTTAAAAATGTAATAAGGGGCGGGCGCTGTGCCTTGATCGGGAACAGGCCATACAACAATCTTAGGGTTATCCCGTAGTCTGCGCACCCACACTTGAATGGGGCGACCTTGTGCTAACTTGTTAGGGATTGTGGCGTAGGTCGATACGCTAATACGAGATATAGTTAAATCAGATTGCGTGGAGTAATTGCCTGAACCCGTTCTGATAACCTGATCCATCAAATCAATGGTATCCGCCGGTAAGTCGTATTCGGCTTGCCCTTGAATCAGGTTGACTGTACCCTCATCAATTGTCCACATGTTGATGCCACGGTTTTGGAACTCAATGGTCATCAAGTTCATGGATCGCGTAGCTGTGCGTAGGTCGTAACCTGTACGCATTTCTTTACCGGCACGTTCAAACGCCTCTTCTGCCAGTTCAGCGAAGTCTAGGTTAAACGCGGTGGTTCCAGAAACAGCCATTATCTAAATCCCGATGTTTTCTTAGCAATCTTTTTAGGCTGGGCGACAAACTGTTTACCTGCTGCCTTACCTGCACGTTTTGCTTTAGTTGTGGCTGCGTACTCCGCAGGGCTAAGAGACTCAATAGCTTTCTTGGGCAAATACCGTTCACCTGTCTCAGACGATTTCTTGCCTGACTTAGTTGTCCATTTCTGGTCACCCCAAGCTTTTAAAGACTGCTGCGGTTTTGCTAGGCTGCTCATTTATATCCACCACCTGCGGCTTTATAGCGTTTAGCCATCAATTGTGCTTTTCTGGCTGACCATTGCCCCGCGCCTGTACCTTGAACCGCCGCAGCTTTTACGCTGTTAAAAATACGTTTACGCAATTCTGGTTTGGTGTAGTTGCCCGACTCATTAACTTTAGACTTAACCTCACCGCCTTCAGCAAACATCTGAAACTTGTCGCCATCCTTGCGGCGCATCGTTTTGCCCTTTGGCATCTTAGATGGGAGGATTGCCCCCATCCCGCGAGAGGCTCTCATACAAATCGACCTTTAGTCTTGCCACGTTGAGCAATACCGTCACCGCGCTTGGCTTTGACTGCGCCGCCTTTTTTCATTGGCATGGCTTCTAACGGACGCTCGCGGCGTAGTCTTTCTTTTTCCCTACGCAAACGCATACTCTCACTTGGTCTTGCAGTCATCCCCGGCGATGCCTCAGGAGAGCTTGGGATATTACGAACGCGTGGCGTAACGTTAGGCAGTGTTGGATTTTGTGCGGGAACAGGGCGCGGGGTTGCCCCTGCACGAGCGCGTGGGGCAGGCTCAGAACCTCTGCCCGACCCTTCCATTTCGTTCATGCTGTAGTCGTTTTGATTGCCAAGGTTGGGTGCAGCGGCGCGAGGAGCAGGCAACGAACGACCCACAATTGCGCGAGGACGTGGTACAGGAATAGATTCTGCTTGACCTGCTGGAGTCTGCATGTCTGCGGGCAGTAGGTCATTCTTCATCAGCAGAGTAGCCTCTGCGTCTGACATGCCTTTAGCCGCATTTACGGCGCGTTCTACGGCGGCGATACCCGCTTCACGGTCAGCATCGGTAATGCGCTCGTTTTTACCCATACGCAAGCCAGAAGCTAAGGCATCAGCGTCAAGTTCAAACTCTCCGCCCGTTTTAAATTTGCGTTTCTTCATAGCATTTTGCCTTTAGTTTTGCCTTTGATGCAGCAACCATCTGCACGCTTAGAAACAGAGCCACCCTTTGCCATGCCACCCGATTCAAACGGAGTCGAGCCGGGTTCGATCTTACCCATTGCGGGGACACCCTTGTACTTAGGCGCACCCATCATCGTACCCATGCCGGGGGTTTTCATTTTCATTGGCGCTTTCCTGCCTTTAGCCATGACGGGCGAGACAAGAGTATCTGCATCTTCAACTTGAGGAATCATTGCCATGTCGGTTCCTTAGCAGGCTTTGCCGCCAGACTTCATTTTAATCATCTTGCCTTCGGTTTTACCCTTAGACTCAACGCCGCCACCCTTTGCCATCTTGGTCATGCCGCCTTTCTTAGCAGCGAAAGCAGGCATTTTCTTACCGTCTTTCATAACCATTGGCATGCCGCCTTTCTTGAGCGCAGCCATATCGGTCTTCTTGCCACCGTGCATTTGTTTGTCGTGCATGCCTACGGCTTTTTTGACCATAGCTTTGTCTTGAGCCTTGTCCATTTTCATGTCTTTCATAGCGCCACCTTCCCTAAATGTTTTGCCTTTATCGGCAGTGTTGAAGTCTTTACCCACAGATTGAGATACACCAACTTTCTTGGCAAACGCAGGGTTGTGCGCGACTGCCGACATAAAATTATGCTGTTTCTTAGATGTGCTGGGCATCAGCATTTCCACCGTTTGAGACTTGCTGCTTTACGAGTAGGTCTGCCTTTCTCATCTTTCATCGGTCCGGGCATACCGCTCATCCTTGCACAAAACGACTTCTTGCGTGGACCACCTTCAGGCTGTGGAGCCTTCAAGTTTGATCCGGTTGCTGCGTTGTACTTGGCACGACCTTTGGCAGTAAGACCCGCCCCTTGTTTGACCGGTAGCTTTTCACCACGACCAATAGCAAGGGAGGGGGTTTTCTTAGCCATAATAAATATTCGCAGACGTAATGTTAGACATAATCATGTAGATACCGTTCTGCACAAGAATGCCTTCGCCCGGAATCAATGCAAAGTTACCGAACAAATCACCTGCGCCTGTATCATACGAACACAACCAAAGCGTTGAGTACGACATAGCTGTACTTGCCGCAATTGTGCCGGAGTTAATGTCAGTCAAGGTAAAGGTGTTTGCGCCTGTCTTGGTAATTGTGTAATTACCGTTTGTTGCAGACGAACCAGAAGCAGTTGCAAAAGCAAAGCCACGCACATCACCAGTTGATAACCCGTGAGCAGTGCTAGTTACCGTAACGGTTGTGCCAGAACGAGCGTAGGTTGCCGTTGTTACCGGCGCAGTCGTTGTATCAAAAACATCAAGTGTACCTGCAGTGGCAGTGCCAACAATAGACAATGCTTTGAGCCGCGTACGACCTAACAACATAAATCCAGTGTTGTTTAGGTGTCCGGCTTTGACGTCAGTTTGCATCATAATAATCTCCTAGATGTTAAACAGGGGGCGAACCCCCTATAGAAGATTAAGCTGACACAGGCGTTTGTGAGCCGTTAGAGTTAGCCACAGCGTAAATGATGGTGTACTGAACCGTACCAGCAGTTACCGTAGCAACCGTAGGTGACAGAATAGCGTTTACCAATACGTCTGTTGAGCCAACACCTGCGCCGTTAGGTGATGCCGTAGTAGCAGCCCCTGCCCAGTTGCCAAGTTTTGCGGCAAAGGCTGAGTTAGCCATACGACCAGCCGAAGTAATGTCGGTTGAGGCAACATACGCAGCAGTTGTGCCGGTGTAACCAACAACAACGTTAGCCGCAGTCGAACCTGTAAAGGCTGTGGTCGTATCAACGTTAATTTGAATAATCTGTGCGCCAGCAGGAAGAACTGCAATCTGCGTAGTATTTGGAGCGGCTACTGTTGTGCCGGTGTAGTCAATTTTTTTAGTCTGCGAAACAATGGTTGAACCCATGTTGCGAACTGTACCCGAAGTCGAACCAGTAGTGTCTTTAACAGTACCGAGTTGCCACGGTCCAAGGTGTGAGGCGAAGCCCATGATGGAATCCTTTATGCACAAGTCACCGTATCATCTGTGCATCGTCCCCTAGGCGGGTTGATACGGCATTTAGTCCTAGTCGTAAAGCAATAATAACTTAAATAAAAATAAAAGCAAGCAAAAAGAAAGGGAACCGAAGCCCCCTTTCTCTTAACCTACTTAGGCTCCGGGCGAACCGAAGATACCAAGCGGATCAGACACACCAAACGAATAACGCTCGCGAGCCTTGTAACGTGAGTTGCCAGTGTCAAAGTCTGCGTCCATTCCTGTTTGCATAGGAGTACGAACGAAGTGCTTTAGACCGTTAGGAACGTCAGTCAACAAGAAATACGCATTGGTATCGGTCAGGTAGTTATTGATTGTGTAACCACCGGGGATCGAACCGTTGCTTTCGATTGCGTTAATGTCGTTGTCGGTTGTACCGGTACGCAGTTTGGTTTCGAGCAAACGAGTTGCAACGAACTGTAGTGCGGCAGGGATAACCAACTTGGTTGGCTTGGCTGCAATTAACAAGCCGCGCTCATCGGTCCATGCGGCGATTTGAATAACGGCGGCTTCCAAAGAAGTCTCGTTCAAGTCAGCAGGAGTAGATTGAGTGTTGCTGTTAACGCCGCCAGACACTAGCGGATGTGAAGTCGAGCAAAGCACTACACCGTCACCGTAGGTATAACCCGAAGCGAATGCGTTGTTAAGGACGTTTGCAGCCTTAACTTGCTTGGTGTATGCCATGCCGCGAGCCAATGCTTTGGTATAACGTGACGACAACGAGTCGTACAAGTTATCTTCAATCGCTTCTTCAGTGATTGAGAAACCCATTGCAATAGTTTCGTGGTTGTAGCGTGCAGTCCAAGCTTCCTGTGCGTTGTCATAGACCATTGCAGAACCTTCGTTCTTAACAGGAGCGGCATTAAAGCCAGACAACTTAGTCTCTTCTTCAAACGAACGCTCTGAAGATTCTGTTTCAAAAATCTCTTTGTGCTGTTCGCCGTACTTTTTGTACTCAAGACCGAACAAGGCATTTAAGCCCGGCAGAAGTTCTTTGAGTAGTTGTGCGCGTGAAATAGCCATGATTTAGCTCCTTATACGCCGGTTGCGTTGTTGTACTGATGCATTCCGAAGTTAATCTTAACGATCACTTCTGGAAAATTATCAGCAGCGGTTGCAGTGTCTCGTACCACATCAATAATGCGAATAGGCAGAGTGTTGGTTGTGGCAGTCGAATCCAAAAGAGCCACTTTCGAGTCACCAGTGGTGGTCGAGCCAGCGTTTTGAACTAACGTTGCGTTGTTACCAATAGCCGAGATGCCGACCCCAGTAATAACGGTTGTGCCAGAAACAACGGCAACTTGAAACAACGTATCTGGATCATCTGCAACGACTGCAAAAATTTTCGTACCAGACTTGATGCTTGTACTGGCAGGATAAAATTGCTGTTGCTGGATTTGACCAGTTGAACCGTTGGTAAAACTTACGCCAAGGAACACACCACAAGGAGTAGCCGTAGTCGTACCGGTGTCCTTTTCGATTGTGCCATCGGAAATGCGTTTAACGAGGTCGCCGTAAAAAATGCTGGTAGCGTAGCCACTAGCGATTTCCATTTGACGAGTCGCGCCAGAAAATACCTGACCACCGATCAAGTTGATCGGCTTTAGCCCGTAAGGGGCGCTTACGATTGGATAAGCCATTTAAGACTCCTATGTTTGATTACCGGAACCGAAACTAACCCGTGATTTGCGCTCACTAAAAAGCGGCATAACAGGATTATTTTCTTTCATGAAGTTGTTATCAACAGCACGCATCTGATTATCATTTTTTTGGTTAATGTAATTTTCGCGTGCTGCAATACGTTCTTTTGGTTGCTTGCACAGCATCAAACCACCAATCACAATATTGTCCTTAAACTGAGCATTTTCAACGATCAGAATTTGGATTTCGGGGTGATCGACTGCTTTGCAGGGTTCCCATCCAGAACGAATCTGTGACGAAAAATTCGTGGCATCAGCCTCGCCGCGTGTAGAGATACGAATCCAACGAAATGACCAGCCAGCCTGAGGCTTGGGGCTAGGCAGTTTATCTGGGTCAACCCATGATTGTGGGCGAACATCAGTTTCGCGAGTTTGCATGTCTTGTGGTAAACGATTTTGAGCCATGATTATTTCCTCATTCCTAAAGCAACCTGTTTGGCGTATTCTTCAAGTGGAACTCCAAGCCGTTTGGCAAGAGCTACCGAAGTGGGGGTCAGCACAATCTTCTTTGGCGCGGTGCTGCGCGTTGCGGGGGCGACTACATTTGATCTCTGCCGTGGTTTTTCAACCTCAACTTCTTCATCCGCATCGAACTCGTCTGGAAAAACTTGGCGCATGCGAGAATTGATTTTCTCGTAGTATTCGTCTGAGCGAGGGTCTAAACCCTGTTTTACTAATTTCTGGTGCAGCCCTAGAGCGAAGCTCGTCATCTCGTCATCTGAACCAAACCATGAATTGTTTTGTTGCCAATTCACAGCCTTTTCATCAACTTGAGGCGCGGGGGCGGTTTGTTGTCTTTGTACTTCAGTTTCTGGTGCTTGTACAGTAGGTAACTTAAAATTATTTATGCGGTCAGCTTTAATCTTTGCCGCAGTCAAATCATCTTGCGCTGCAACAACGGCATCCGAGTCGCCTGATTCATAAGCTAACTTGTACTTGGCTTTGGCTTGCTCGACCTCGCCTGCTGTAGCGCGTTTGGCTTGCTCAAGAAGAACCTCTTGGTTTTTGCCAACCGTACCCTTTAGATTTTTGTTTTCTTCAAGGATTTGCTGGGCGTACCGAATAGCCTCTTCTTTCTCACGGAAAGCGGTCTCTTTTGCGCGACGTTCATCATGGTAGCCCTTGGTTAAATGGCTCATGCGTTTACGCACTTTTTCAGAGTAGCCCTCTAGTTCCTCGTCTGTGGGGTCTTCTGGCGGATCAGATGGTTTGCGACCACGATCCTTGGGCGGCGTGTCATCGACAATCTCGATTTCAACTTCTGACTTTTTATCCTGTGGGATTTCGACCTCGACTTCTTTTTCAGAAACGCGACCTTCAACCTCAACTTTAAAGTCTTGTTTGTCTAGGTCTTCAAACCCAAACTCGACTGGTTCCATTGCCATAATTTATCCTTTAGATAGCACGCGTAATACCACGCGGGTCGGCAACAACAGCTTCGATGCTGTCATCGTTAATTAGACGTAACTCTTGCCCATTGACATGAATCCGTGTGCCAGTATGTGGACGAATAACAACATAATCCCCAATCTTGCACCAAGCGCCATTTGGAAAGCGGGTTTTATCGCTATAGGCTTCTGCACCCATATCCAAGATCAACCCAATAGTTGTCATGATCCGCTCTTCGTTAAGCGTGCGTTCCGCCTTCAGAATCCCAGAGTCAAACTCTGCCTCAACTGTTGGGAGTGCGATTAGAAGCTTGTAGCCAACAGGTTTAGGTAGCTGCTGTTCCATTTCTTCTTCGGTTACTTCGACTTGTTCAGTCATTGTCATCATCCATATAGTTACGCGCTAGGTCGAGGATTTCACGCTGTGCGACACTTAGACCCTGAATCAGTCCGCACATATACTTGTAATGGGCAAAATCTTTACAAGCCCCATCAGCAAGTAATTCGGTAGCAGAGCTTTTATGCTCGTTTAACTTTTTAATTAGCGCGTCAAAGACGGTATTTGCCATGCTTATTCACCCTTTTTTGGAGCCATATAGGTCTTTAAAAAGTCCAATTTATGGCTGTTTGCAGCCTGTTTTTGGCTGTTTTCTGCGTTTTTGTCTTGCGATGCAAGGCGATTTGCCTCGTTTTGTGCCGAAACATTTAGCTTTGCCTTCTCTAAATCAAGTTTAGCTACAGCTAACTGCACATCTGCTTGGTCTTTTTGCGTTTTCCGGTCAATATCAGCCTTCTTGATCTGAACTTCAGCCTGTTGTAACTGGAATAACGGGTCTTGCTGCTGTTGTTGAGCCTGTTGCTGGGCGGCTTCTTGCTGATGTACCTGAGTAAGTTGTTTGCCAGCGTCTGCAACGAGCCTTGCCAACTGAACTTCAATATCTTCTGGCAATTCTTCGTCTGGTGCGGGTAAAGTCACCCCCAATTGCTCTTCAATCTGCTTGCGATACCTAAACGCCATGTGTTCTGCAATGTGAGCTTGCAGCCCCGCCATCATTTGCTGTGCCATAGGGTTCTGCCCCATGCCTGCGGCAATCATCGGGTCTTGCATGAAGGACGTATGTGCCGCAATGTGCGCGTCTTGGTCTTGGTAAATGAACGCTTTGACCGGTTTGCCAATCAAAATTGCCATGTTCTCTGACACGGGGTCTTTTGGCTTCTGGTCGTCGGTGGTCGGAACCAACTTATCGGCGTTCTTTATGCCCAACACCTCAATCATCTGACGGTGAAGTTGTGGCAAGTCATAAATTTGCGGGGCTTGCTGCGCCATCTGCAACACAGCTTGGTACTGAACCACTCGCTGCGCCATTGTGCTGCTGTTGGGGTCACTAACGGGGATGACTTCTACCAATGCGTAGTCAGATTTCTTGGCTTTTGGCTCGCCTTGGTCTGGTTCGTACTCATACTCATCTGGCGCGTAGTCTGCCATGATCGCTTTGAGCAGCTTGAACTCTTGCTTCATGGCGTAGTGAACCCGCGACTGCACTGCTGCCATCGGTTTGAGTGTGCGCTCAAGCAAAGCAAGTGTTGTCCCGACAGGTGCGTTGGCACTCATGTCAGAGATGTTCATATCGCTAATTGCACCGAGTCTACGACCCTCATCGGTGATCTTTTGCAAGAGAGTCAGCAGCGTTTGGCTTGGCTCCTTGTAAGGCATCATCATGATGTTGTCTTTGATCGCACCGCTTGGTACGTCTACATCACGAAACTCACCCGGAGCAATGGGGGTGTCGTCGCCCTTTACTCGCAGACCGCGAGACTTAAGACCACCGGGAAGGTTACTAAGAGTGCCAGCATCAACAAGCTGACGAATAATAGAAGTACCCGCACGAGCATATCCTCCGATGATATGAATCAACCCCATGCCGTAAAAGCCAAAGCCGGGGACATACACGTAATGCACGAAGTGCTGGCGTTTGAGCTTTAGCTCATCTTCGGGGTTCCAGTTCCTACGAATAGCAAGAACGGTAGAGGTACTCTTTTCAATTGTAATGACGTACGGCTTGGCGAGATCATCTTCATCATCAACGCCGGGAATGCAGTAGTCAATGTGAATTTCGCACAACGAGTAGCGTTCATCGTCTGCCAGTGTGTAGCCACCCTCTTCGGCTTTGCGTTTCTCAATGTCGGTGTGAAATGTCTCTGGGTCGCCTAAATCTACATCACAGTAAAAGCCACTTGCTTGGAGCTTCTTAACCTCGTTCTTGGTCTTACGCATGATGTGGGTCACGCGCTCTGCCGACTCAATGTGTGACGCACCGTAAGGCACGATTACATCTTCAGCAGGGATGTAGATTGAAACCTGTCGGTTCAAGTTTGGGTCAAAGTACACCTTCTTAAATGCCGAACCCGCTAGCCCTAGCGAGTACAACGCACGCTCATGCTCTGGGCGGTACTCGACCATTACGTCTGTGAGTTCGTAGTTCATGTCGGCTTCGACACGTTTAGCAGCGTCTTCTTTCTCGCGTGTGATCTTGCCAATAATTTGTGTGCGTACTGGACCCGCCGCAGGAAAGGTCTCTGACATAGCTTCTGCTTGAAACCGGATCGCCGCTTCTGCAAGGACTGTTGAGTACACCCCGCAGGCATCTTGCCAAGGTTCGGTGCGCTCTTCGTATTTAAAGCCAAGAACGTCTAGCCCTTTGACGTAAGTATCTGCCCAGTCTTTGCGGCTGTTCACATCGCCATCGACTAATTCAAGCAATTCAGAAGCCAAGGATTGCAACTCACCGTCATCAATCGTCTCTGCAAGGTTGGCAGAAAACTCACCATCGTCATCTTCTTTGGCATCAGGGATCAAGGTAATTTCTACGCTGCCATCCGATAGCGTGACCATTTTGGGATCAACAATCTCAATCTCAAGGGCTTCTTCTTCTTGATCGTCCATCCCAAGGGGGGCGGCGTATAAACCTTTTTCCATGACTTATCCTTAAATTAACTTCCAGCTACCATTAGAGTAGCTATCTGGCATTTTGATTGCGCCGCCTTGTGCGTATTGTCCCGCCGGTGGCTTTGGAAAAACCTCTGTAATTTTGCTTCCAAAATGAACCCCTCCGGTGCTGCCAACTTTGCTTTCAGAACTATAAATTTCCATGGGAGCAAGCCCAACTTCCGGTTTTGTTTTGTACGATGTTGCGTATAACTTTTCGCCTGCTTTTCTGGGTCCCCAATCTTCCGTTAGTTCAACAAACATTTTGCCGGTTGCTTTGCCATTTTTGTCCATCTCAGGAACAATTTTTGTTGCCATGTCTGGATTCTGCAAATAGCCCGCAATAAAATTAGAATCTTGCGGCGCAACATAAATTGTTTTACCGGACTGAGGTTGCATTGCATAACCGGTTCCGCGCATATTAGACGGCTCACGGAACGCTTTTGTTGTTGTGTCGTCCATATGTGCGTACAACGATGGCATATCTGGGTTTCTACCAGTTTTAAAAAAAGTTGTTGAGTTGGGGATGTCTTTAAATACTTCGTAAGACGGTTTGGTTAATGCCTTGGCAATTGGTTTTGCTACACCGCCAATAATAGGAAGCATACCTAGCCCAGCCAAACCCATGCCTACTTTATCGTTATTATCATATGATTCTTTTAAGTCTTTTGCCGATAATGCAGGTCCCATAACTGGATGAAAACCCGCAACAAGTTCTGCTATGTCAGACGGGTCGCCAACTTCTGCATTGCGCTCGCGCCGCTGTTCGCCCTTTGCCGCAAGGCGAGGGTTATATGTCAGCGCGGATAGAAGCTCGTCATCCATCATTAGCCTTTAGTAGTAAGCGCCTTTGCGCCTAAATGTTCGTGGTTCGTCAATATCATCTGTAGGCAAGCGAATAAATCCGCCATTACGAAATCGGGCTAACGCCATAGATACACAGTCAACCATGTCATCATGTTCTGATGCTGGGAATGCCGCAACCTGCTCTACGACTGCTTCTGCCCACTTGTGCCCTTCGGGATACCACACCATGCCAGACCTAAATATATCTGATATTGCGTTAATACGCGCTATTTTATCGCCTGTACCGCGATGCGGGGTAAATTCTTGCACGGGGATGCCCAACCGCCGCAGTTCTTGAAACAACGGTGTGCCGTTGGATTTCTTCTCAACGATGAACGAGTCAGGCTCCCACTCCTTGTACTCACGCATTGCCATCTCTTTAAGTTCGGGAAACTCAACGCGTATGTTGATGGCATTGAGCAGCATAATGTTGGCGCAACTCTGCGTTAGGCTGTCGTCCGAAAACACGCCCCACGTTAAAAGCGCGGTAAAGTCAGCGCGGTTGTTGGTCTCAGCCGCAGCGTCTAGCGTCATGATGATGTACTCACACTGTGGCGGGTCTTCGCGCTCCCACTTGCGCCACCACTCCCGCTTAACAAGTGCGCCCTCTTCGGCGGTCGGATTCTGTTGGTACTGTGCGTTCCACTGAAACAGTGGCATCGAAGCCTTGGTGCGATGTAGCGCCTCAAGATCGTAGAACTCAGGCCAAAGAGCTTTCTCGTCATCCGTGTTTTCGTTAAAGATAGCGGGAAACTCAAACAGTTCATACTGATCCGCCAGATCAGTGCGTGCCATATCTTTAGCAAGTTTGCCGATCAGATCGTTCGGATGCCAACGCGTGTGGACAATAGCCACCTTACCCTGAGGCATCAAGCGCGTGCGTGCACCGTAAGTAAACCACTCATACACACGATCAAAAACATCGTAGTTGCCCCCAAGCACATCTTGTTCTGAGAACGGATCATCTACGATCAAGAAGTGCGCACCTCGCCCTGCAAGGGCTGACCCCACCCCGCACGCAAAGTATTCACCACCCATGTTGGTGTTCCAACGCCCCGCGCTCTTTGAGTCTGGTGCAAGGGTGACCGCAGGAAATATCTCTTTATAGGCATCGCAGTCCACGATGTTGCGCACCTTGCGCCCAAAGTCCACCGCCAGATCCCCGGTGTGAGAAACCATCAGTACTTTCTTATCAGGGTTTCTACCTAGATACCACGCAGGAAAATATATAGACACCATCTGCGACTTGCCGTGGCGCGGAGGCATGCTGACCCCAATACGGTCTTCTTCACCACGCTCCATTTTCATGAGCAGATCACCCAAGCGGCGGGTGTGGCGACCGACTTTAAAGTTCGGGTCCATTGCCTTGCAGAACTCAATTAAGTCATCGTGGCGAGTCTGCGCAACCTTACGGCGCTCCAATTCCTCAAGCGCAGCTAGGACTTCTGTTAGTTCCTCCGCCTTTAGCAGGTGAAGGTTAGCGTGTAGGGTATTGAGTTCGTGCTCAGTTAGCATCGCGCACGATGGCATCTTCAATCGGTTGAGGTGTGCTCATGCCCATAAGCTTAGCAAGCTTGTCGCGCACTTTGGTCTCTAGCTCATCTGCTGACTGATGGCGCACGGTAATCTCTGTGCGCTCAGTGAATAGCCCAACTTCACTAATCTTACCTAGCAGTTCAAGTGCCCTAATGCGGTTCTTGTTTCCGGGGGCGGCTTCTTCTATTAGGCTGTTGGTGACGAACTGGCGGATTTGCACAGCCGTTTCCACGACCTCGTGGTCGTACTCTGCAAGCAAGGAGCGCAAATACACCGCAGTTGCCGAGCGTTGCACATCGGCGGGGGCGGCAAAGTCACGTAGTACATCACGAGCGATGCCTATATCAGTCTTGTTGGCTGGTTCGGGGTCGCCAAATTCTGCAACAAACTGTGCAGAACTAAACATGGCACGGGCTGCGGTGTGCACGTCAGCGGGTTTTGTGACCCCAAGACCAACGGGCATACTAAGTTCAGGAGTAAGCGAAATGTACACGGCGCACCTTTTAAGGCGTTGTGGTCGAAGTATAGCAAAATTTTTTAGAAAAAAATATAGTTGGGGGCGGATAAAAAGGACGGGGGGTCTCAGGGTAACTTAGTGGATTTTGGTCTTTGTGCTTCTGAAATACAGTGCATAGGGAGCGACCACGACCACGCCGGAGTTGGGGGGTACGGGGCGGGTGGGTCGGTCTCGCGGGCGTTTGCGCGTCACGCGTGGCGTAACGTGCGTCATGCGCGTGGCGTGATGCGGGCGCGTCAGGCGCGTAAAGACTGCGCGTGGCGTGGCGTGAGGCCATCCGACAACCAAAGCAGCGAGCGATACGCGCGTGACGGGCGCGTGGCGTGATGCGGGCGCGGGCGCGTAAAGGGATCGCCAGCGTATGCGCGTGGCGTGACGTGCGCGTGACGCGCGTAAAAGGATCGCCAGCCTAGGCGCGTGGCGTGATGCGCAAGCGAGCGTGGCGTGACGTGCGCGAGCGCGTGACGCGCGTACTACCTGGCCTAAGGATTGCTTATCCTCATATCGGATATGAGGATGTTGTGAGGTTTTGTGAGGATTATCACTTGACAATGTAAAGTAATCCCGAATATACTGGAGGTTCTCTAGCAATTCAGCTAGGGAAAACAAACACACACACAAGGAAATACCATGTCAGACGCAAAAATTAAATCCGCAGCACGTGCCTCAAATTCAAGCGCAGCCGCCCTTGCTGCGGTTGGCGTTATCGCGACCACAATGGTTACCGTAGCGCAAGCCCCTGAATTGATCCAAGTTGAGGTCGATAAAATCCGCAAACTCAAGATCAAGATGGGGACTGTGAAGCAGTCGTGCGCACTCGCGCTGAAATTTCAATCGACCTTTGACGCTGCAAAAACAAAGGCGGGCAAACCCCTCAGCGCAGCGACCCGCGATAATTACCTGTCATTTGTTCGCAAAGCAATAAACGAAGGCACTAAGTTTTCGTTTAACCCCTACCTTGCAGCGTCACGTGCGAAAGCGAAAGCCACTAAACCCGCAGCGCGACCCGCAGACGCTACCGCGACCCCTACCGCGACCCCTACCGCGACCCCTACCGCGACCCCTACCGCGACCCCTACCGCGCCTAGCGTGCCTACCCTGTCGATCGTCAAGCCCAACAGCATCAACAAACCCGCAGATGCGCAGCGCGAGATCGGCAAAGCCCTTTGTGCAGTTCGCGCAGCGTGCACGCAGGAAACTTGGAACCAAGTTTTGGTTCTGAACCCTGCACTCGCGAAGCTAGTGGACATGTGGGGCGATACGTGGGCAATCCCTGCCACGCCTACCGCAACCAAACCCGCAGCCCCCGCAACCAAACCCGCAGCCCCCGCAACCAAACCCGTGACCAAGGCACGCAAAGCAGCGTAAACCCACAAGCCCTTTCGACCCTGCACTTCGGTGCAGGGTTTTTTTTTGGTTCAAAAATCCCCTAAGTTTTCCTTATCCTCATATCGGATATGAGGATCGACACGCGACCCCGACCGACACGGCATGCACCCACGCATGCTGCCCAAGGTACTATCCTAACAAGGCAGCAGCACCACGCCGCAGCACCTCAAACAGGCACTAAGAAAAACCACTAAGCGTGTTCCGGTGTTCCAGCATGTTCTGGGATGTTCTGGAACACGGCAACCATGACAATAGAGCAGCACAACGCGCGTGCAGCATCACAACGCATCACAGCAACAAGGGAAAAGCAAGCCTTTTTCTTTCTATTATTATTATTATATTTATTATATTTATAGTAGTAGTAGTGGTTAGTCTGTTCTGGCTCTAGCACGATGGCGTTCCTGTGGCGCAGCTAAATAAGTCCACACTTAATTAGGTCTTTTTTTGGCGTTTGTCCTAAAAGGTCTGGAACATCGGAACACGGCCGCAAAATCCCGCGCAGACCCGCATAAACAGGGCATCTCCATGTTCCAGAAAACTTTACACTGTCAATACTCTCCGTCACACTCACCATAAAGACGCAACACCATAATAACAACCGTAACAACTTGTGTTCCAAGATTTCACCCTAAAAACACCAAAAAACCTCAATTTCACCCTTGCCGACCATCACCAAATCGGGTCAGAAGTGACCCAAACCATCACCGAAACAGTGTTAGAATCCATCAAACCCTCACCAAACCCACTCAAACAGGACTGCAAATCATGGACAATCTCACCGATGTTCTAGCAAAAATCAAATCTGACATGGGCGATGTCAGCAAGTACCGCGCCTCAACACCCGAAGAAGATGCCGCACGCAAGGCTAAATACGAAGCCGACCTTGCAGAAAAACGCTCTTATTTGCGAGGCTTACGCAACGCGATGGCAGAGGAGTGCGTGCGATTCAACACCGACTGGAGGTTCAAACCCAAGACATCTGCCACTACCCGCGACCCTACCGATGCACTCGTGACGCAACGCGAACGCATACAGCTAACCCAAGACGAGTGGGATGCGCTGCGCGAGCAGGCTACCTACGAGATGCGCACCCTGTCCAACCACGTGAGCGTGGTGTTGCGTAAACACTTAGGAACTATCCAAGGCAGCAGC